CGCCAAGTCCCGCAGTCATAGCAGAAGCGTCCCAGCCTGCCATGCTCATGTACTGCATAGCCTGGGACGCTTCCTGCGCCGTAAATTTTGTTGTTGCGCCCATTTCCTTTGCCTTAGCGGTCAGGATCTCCATTTCATTTCCTGCCGCCCCGGACAAGGCTTCTACCGTAGACATGGACTCTTGGAAATCCCCTGCGATGGTAATGCAGTCCATATAGGCCCCGCCGATTTCTTTTAAGGCAGCGGCGGTACCTGCAGCAGTGATGGCGCTTTGGATAGCCCCAAAGGATTGGGCCGTTTTTTCGCCCATGGTCAGTGCGCCCCGGGCCGCTTCTTCCTGCTGTGCGGTTAAATCGGCTATTTGGGCCGCCAGTGAAGCGTCCGCTTCTTCCAGGGCCGCTGTACTGACCTGGGGCTTTTCCAACGCGGCTGTTGTAGCGTCCAGTTTATGCTTCTGGTTGCTCAGGGTAGCTTCCGTATCCTTAATGCGCTGCTCCAGCTTTAAATTTTCCCGTTCCAGGCTGGCTGTGGAGCCTTTGGTTTCCTTGATCTGTTTTTGGAGCAAAGCATGCTGTTGTTTCAGGTTGTCCAGCTTGGAGCTTGTAGCGGCAATGGCGCTTTCTTGTTTTTGGTATGCGGATATGTTTGCCTGTGTTTTTTGCAGGTTCCGGATTTCATTGTCTAATTCTGCGAATCGCGCCTGGGCTTTGGTAAAGGTACTGTGAAAGCCGCCGCTCATCTGCGCGTTCAGCGCAAACAGCATTTCATATTCTTTTCTATTTGCCATGAGCAGCTTTCTCCCTTTCTTCTATGACCATATTGTGCGCTTCTATCCATTGACCCAATTCCCATAAAGGTATATTGAGCCATTCGGTAACAGGGGTGTGGTCAATTTGCGCTAATACCAGGCATTCCCTGCGGAACCGTAACCCGGCTTTTCCAACTACAACCCCGCAGATGTTAAAAAATACCGCGCGCGGGTACAAATCCGGAGAAAGTCTATAATAGGCATTGCCATCAATGTATTTGCGTCAATCCGTTCTCCAACTGGGCCACGATAGGTGCAGGCCCGGACGGCCATCCCCGCCAAATAATCTTCGGAATAATAATTGTTGTTTGTCAAAAATTTCTTGTTTTGCGCCATCTCAGATTCAATTGCTAAGCTGTCTCTGCCTGTAAGGGTTGTCCAGTTAAAAGTAAGTTTCTCATGAGTTTTTCCTTCATAGGTGAAAGGCTCCGGAAAATGATGGGTATAGCTATTAAAGTCAAAACCTTCCTTTTCCAATGCTTCAACGGCTTTTAAAAGCCTTAATGAAGCTTTTATTTGTTCCGCAGTTTCCTTATCGGTGCTTTGAATGTCTATGTTTTTCTCGTTATCCATAAATGGTATCCTTTCTCCTTTAGATTTTACCTAATGCCCGGCGTACATCGGCCGTATAATCCTTATCGCCAAAGAAGCACCGCATGTTTCGCTTGTCAATTTCCCACAGCCGCATTCCCTTTTTATAAGCGGCATAATAATATACTTCAAATTCCCCGGAAACGTCTGCTGCCGACATGGGCGCGACGGTACCTGGAGATAAACTTTTTGTATGTACCAGCATAACATACTTTTCAGCCCATAAGCCTACATCCGCCTGCTGGACTTCCCAAAATTCCTCCGCTACCCGCAAATCCAGCAGATGTTTTCCGGGAGATCCCAGATTTGCGGCGGCCTGCGTTACCGTGAGAAAATTTATAGTAGTTGACATGCTGTCTATCATACCCATCAAAGGTACGTTTAATTTCCCCATTATGCCGGCTCCTTCAATCCCTGTTGCAAGGTATGGAATATCCGGCAGCTTTACTTTGGCTGTCCCCAATAGTTCTATGCTGTTTTCATAAAGCGCCAGGTTTATGTATCCGGCGGCTTGTTCATTTGCAAAACCCATCTAATCCCTCCTTTACTCAGATAGTAGCGCGGATGTTACATAATCCGGATCATATTCCAAAACGAAATCAATCTCCTGAGCCGGGCTGGGCGGCGTAATATAGATATGGATTTTTATAATGCCTGCCATTAAGCTGGTTACGGGGTTTTCTTCCCCGAGTATTTCTACCCGCGCCCCCAGGAGAATTTCCGAACTGACAAGTCCATTGAGCCAGATGCTGCAGGTATCCTGAATGGTATCCAACAGACGTTTGGTCATAGGCAGATCCAGCTTTGACCAAAATGTCCGGATTAAAGTATTGCCTATCCAGTCAAACATCCGGGAAACCGGGATAAAATAATCCTTTACATCTGTATTGGCCGGAAAACAGCCCACATAGTTTCCTTTGGCCGTCCAGCCCATGGACATAAAGTTTAAGGCGGTTACAATCCCGTAATCGCCAGCGATTATATTTACCTGTTCAAATGTTAAATTGATTTCTGTCCCGTCTGCCAGGCAGCAGCCATCAATTTTCAGTGCCTTATTGGACGGGGATTCATAAGGGCATCCGGCATTGTCTGTGTCCACTTTGGCCATGAGTCCAGCCAGCTGTGTGGATAAATGGAACTTGTAATCCCCTAATTTAACCATGGGCCAGCAAACGATTTGATTTTCGTCAATAAAATTATTCTTGTTTTTGTGGTAGGTCAGATGGGAATATTCCGTACATCCTTCCGGGCTGGAGTCAATATCAATAACGGCTTTCCCGTGAAACAGGCCGTTGATGCCGGCAGCCTTTGTTGCCATGACTGCCGCCACGGTGGTAATGTGGGAATATCCAGGAGCGCAAATCAGATCTGGGATTTTCCCAACTACCGTCATACATTCATCAATTACCCCTAAGCCCCGGACAATGTCTTTTTCGTCAATCTGGCTAAACTCCACCACCTGTCCCTCCACATGAAGGGTGGCGGCGGTTAAATAATAATCGCTGGATGGCAGCAGCTCAATGATACAGGCGTTTTCATCTTCATCATATAAAACGCTGTAATCTTCATCTTCTGCCAGCACATTATCTTCCGCAATGGGATCATCCGATCCTGTTTTTTTAACGCATGTCACAATCAGTTTTTCATTGTGAACCGTTTCAAAGGGGATTGAAATTTTATGCTCTGCCACATCATAGTCCTTTGCTTCCCCGGCTTTCTGCATTTTTGTATGATCAAACACATTGCAGAAAATAACCGGCTGGCATCCGAACAACTGAAAATGGCTGTACATAAACTCACATAAGGTGTAGGTATCCCAATCGTAGGAAAACCCTAACTTTTCCACAGCTTCCTTCCAGCTTGTACAAAGAATAGGCGTATATGCTTTGCCGGGGCTGGCCGCTGCATGGGACGGGGCAAGCCCTACCACAAACGGGATGCCGCTGTCGGCCACAAGAGGCGTACTGATAGACGTGGCCTGTTCATAAATATGAACGCCCAAATTAGCCATTTATCTGCGTCCCCTTCCTTTTTTCCTCCCGTTGGGCGGCTATTTTCTGATAATTCGCGTATAAAGCGTTTCCGGGCTTTTTTACCTTGAGCCTTGCTTCCGCCAGGGCTGTCCCCGAAACAAGCAGGGTCTTTATCAGCGGAAACCGTTCTATGGCCGCAGAAGCGGCTGAAAACGCCGCTTCTCTCGTACCCATATAAATTTGCCCGTTTTGGATTAACCCCGGGATATTCGGCCCGATATAGCAGTAAAAACCGCCGTCATTGGGTTTTATCTGTTTTGAAATGGAATCTGTGTTGTTTCTTGCCATTGCCCAAGCTCCCTTCCGATTGATTTCATTTTCCATTGAGAGATCATTTCCCCGCCATAAAACGGGGCTGTTTTTTCTGTATAAAATAAAGCGTCCAGTCCTTCCCTCAAATCAAGGGTAAACTGTCCGCCGATTACAACCTGTTTCATGAGGGCGATCCGCATCCGCTCCATGAGATTTAATAACAATAGCCCGCCTTCCTGCCCATCCTCGTGGTACACGCAAAAAACCGAACGGATTATAGCTGTACCGATGGGCTGTATTTGTCCAGGCGGGTGTACGTCTTTACTGTTAATAATTTGGTGAAGAATATACGGAGCCTCTCTTTGGTAAGAAGCGCCGTCCGGCAGATTCATTCCAAATACCTGAGCGGGCCGGGGCGCAGGCGGCCCTATATCTTCCTCCTGGGGTTCAACAGGCATTACAATATCCTTTGTAGCTTCCAGGGTAAATTTCTTTAATTCTTCCAGTAGTATAACTCTTGTCATTTTTTACGTCCTCCATCCGTTCATGAAAGCCATGACTTCCTGGGGAAGCCGTTCCTCAAACTTTTTCATAGCCTCATCGGAAAGCTTTTCCTCTACTTCTTCCCCACCCAGCATTTGCGGAACAGAGGAGCCCATGACTTCTTTGACTTTTCCGGTACCATCCCGTTCAAAGATACCGGTATGGCCCAATCCCATCCGGGCCACGAAAGCATCCTCAAAAAGGGCAGGTGCTGTATTTTTTCGCTGGTGGCCATAGGTCGGAACGGAAGGATGGACCTGGAGCCACTTTTCATGAATCTGCGCCCGTATGAGCCTGCCGGTATCCGGTGTCGGTTCTATGGGCCTTGTTCCGTCATAACGGTACAAGGGGATTTTATGCCCCGCGAACCGGATAAAAGCCTGCAGGCCGTCCTGATGGGTGTACCGGACGGTGACATTTTCATTGGCGCGGATTGCGGCGGCGGAAATGGCGTACTGTTCCCGGATTGCCTTTACCGTATTGGAGCGCAGGCCGGATACCGCTCTTGACATGGCGCTTTTTATGGCTTTTTCCATGCCTCCGTCAATCCCTGTTAAAAGTGCGGCAGCCCGGTCAAGGACTTCCTGATTGACAGTCTTTACAATTACCGACAATTTTTAACCACCTCCAGTTTCATCTAAACTGCAGCATAAACGTTTTGTATTGTTTTTCTCAATCTCTGGCTGAAGAAAAACCCGAAGGATTATTCCTCCGGGTTTTTTTGGTCTGCTTTGTATTCGATCACGTCCGAAATCTGGCAGTCAAGATAGGCGCATATCTTATCCAGGACTTCCAGGGCTATATATTCCCCCTTGCCCATCCTTGCAACCGTTGCAGAGCTTGCCACGCTGTAAAGATCCTTTTTTTTCATTTTCTTTTTCACGAGGGTTATCCATAATGGTTCATAGCTAATCATCACGCCGCCGTCCTTTCCGATTTCTGCCTTTTATTATATCAATGAAATTATTATTTGTCAAAGAAAATATTTAAAAAATGATAAAAAAGTTCTTGACTTTATTCCTGTTTAGAGTTATACTTATTACAGATTAAAGATAAACTTTATAAAGCAATAAATTAAAAGGCAGAAATAAGCAAACGGCTGCTAAAAAGAAGGAGATATTAAAAATGGCAAAGGCAAAAGCAAGGTACACGGTTCGGGTTCGCTCTTCCAAGAACGGCAGAAGGTTCGAAATAAAGGATGATTACTGGGATTCCAGACAAAATGCTTTCGTGAATCCGAACGGTGGCTTCTATTCCACAATGGAAAGCATGGAGAAAGTTCTCCGGGCCGCGGGGGATTTCCTCCAGAAAGCCCAGCCGGGAAAAGTTTACCAGCTCCAGACGCTGAACTATCCTTTTGGAGAGATTGATCGGTTTTCTGAAGTTCCTGCTAATTGGTTTCATTAAGGCAGGATGGTGGCGGCTTCCAGCCGCCACCTGTTCCCTGGGCAGTCACATCTTTGTTTTGGCAGCGGTAAAGCGTTACCGGCAGTTTTTAACTGCCTCCAGCTCCACCCGCAGCATTCCCATTTCTGAGGCTGCTGCCGCAACATAAAATTTCCGGAAGAATCCGCCTCCGCCTCCGCCTCCGCCTCCGCCTCCGCCTCCGCCTCCGCCTCCGCCTTCCTGGTTGTTGATTTCCAAAAGGGTCCCCTGTTTCGGCAGCTTGCCGCCTAAATCCTTCTGTGCGCAATGCAAGACTGCCGCAACCAGGTGGAGC